GGCTTGCCATCTCGGAGGATGATCAGCCCCGTGCCCGGGATGCGTTCGGGCAACACCTCACCGCGCAGAACAGGGGCTGCAAGAGTTTGCAGCCGCGCGTGCAAGGCGGCGAGGATGGTTTCGCGTTTGCTGGGCATGGGTTGTTCCTGCCGCCGACAGTGTCAGGCGGGTCAATTAACCGGTTCTTGCGGCCGGTAAAGGTGGCTGTTCAGTTTCCGCGACTGGCGAGTGCTGCAAGTTTTCCCGGCAGATCGGCGCGGCTGTGCAAGAAGTCCACGACGATCACCTGCGCGGCGTCCGCGATGAACACAACGAAGTGCTGGCCGCATCGCGCGAACCGCAGGTCTTCTGCCAAGTCTGGCTCGATCAACTGTCGACAGCCCTGCGTCATCGCCGTCCCGGACGCGATTTCACGGCAGCGGGCTATCAAATCTTCTTCGTAGGCGGCCGCTTGCCTCGGACCAAACGTCTTAAAGGTCCAAAGGGCGATTTCAAAAAGCGAGGCTTCGGCCTGTTTGGTCAGGCGCCACGGGCGCGTCATCAACGGGCTGTTCGTGCCGCAGCAAAAGCACGGCGCACAGCGTCCTCGCCGCTGCCGTCGGCCAGTTGCCCGGCGCGGGCCTGGTCGATCCCGGCCGAGATCCGGTCACGCAGCGCCCCAAGTTCTGATTCTTCTCGTTCCAGCAGGCGCAGCCCTGCCCGCAAGGCTTCGCTGGCGTTTTGATAGCGGCCGGAACTGACCAGCCGGTCGACGAGATCAGACTGGCTGTCAGTCAGGACGACGTTTCTGGTTGCCATGGCGCGCTCCTTCATCTTCATTGGCAATATGTGCCAATGATGGCGTTTTGTCTACCAAAACGTCAGAGATGATCCTCGATCCAGTTGCGCACGATACTGCCCGGAATGGCGGCCTGCACGCGTTCGGCATCGCGTGCCAGATTGAGCCTTTTCGGCAGCTTCACCTGTGGCACCAGCAGGAAAATCGGCGCGGTCACGACGCCGCGGCCAGTTTTCGACCGTGATGCTACCGCCCGCCCCTTGGTGTTCAGCCGCCCCTCCGCCACCAGCAGGCTTGGGCCCCGGCGGCGATAGATGAACCGCAGGCGCAAGCCCGTCCGGCGTTCCCATTCGCCGGGGGTGATCTTCCCGCCGCGCGTGGATTTGCCCGCCGCTGGCGTGGGGATCGCCAGCCAGAATCCGTTCTTCGACCGGATCAGCGGGCCGGTGTCATGCGCACCGATGATCACCGGGGCGTTTGACCAGACCAGCGCGGCCGCGTTCAGGCTTTCGCCGGATTTCGGGAAGCTAGCTGAGCGGATTGAGTTGGCGAGGCGTGTGCCGAGCCCCGCGCCGATAATCTGGGTGCGCCAAGCAGATTTCAGGCTGGTGCCAGCCTCGCGCATGGCAGCGGTCACGGCGCGTTCCCCCGCCGCGACCTCGGCCGCCATCAGGGCAACGATGTCGGGATCGGTGGCGAGCTTAAGTTTCATGCGGGCCTCAGGTCGACGGTCCACACCAGCCGTTGGCGGTCACGGACCGGCTCTCCTTGGATCAGGAAGGCTTCGCCGTCGATCTCGATCCGGTCGCCGGGGCGCGGGCTCGGCACCTCGGCCACGCGCAGGTCGATGCGCGTGGTTTCCGACCAGAGCCGTGCATCACCGAATTCGCTGACGGCATCCGCGCGCCGGGCGACGGCGTGCACCAGAACAGGTGCGCCGCCATCGGATGTGTAAATTGCCTCCACGCCAATGTTCGGATCGGCGAAGAGCATCTCGATGGAAGCGTCAAAGGCGTTCATCACGTCCGCCGCGCCGAACGCAGCACCTGCGGGCGGGTGCAGATCGGCAGCGGATTGCTTTCGATCTCGAGGCGGACCCATTCGTCGCGGTCACGGTCGGGGATCATACGGGCGTAGAGCGGCTGGCCTAGCGTGTTCACCGTCTCGAACGTGTCGGCGGGAGCGTGGTAGATCTCGAATAGCCCGTCGACGGCTTCGGGGTAGAATACCGCCTTGTCTGTCGCGACACCAAAGCCCGCCCCGCCGCGGTAGCGGCGGAAGGTGATGCCGCCGAAGCTGACCTCGTCGGCGATACGCGACCGCAGATCGGCGGCGGCTGCGGTGTTCAGGTAGGTCTCGCGCACCTCCTTGTGCGCAACCAGATCAGCGAAGAAGGCCGAGCCGCATTCGGCACGCAGCGCGATGGCACCCGTGGCAAGGCCGCCCATCGTATCCTCGACGCTTTCGATCAGCGCCTGGCAGCGCTTGCGCAGGGCACCAGAGGCCGGAGTGGCGTTGTCGAGGTCAAAGTCCACCTCGGTGGCCGGGGTGATGCCGAATTCGGTGAAATAGTTTACCACGGTCGCGCCATCGCGCGGGTCTTTCACCAGCCCCTGAATGCCGTTGAAGAGGTGGTATTCGAAGGTGGTTTCGGCGTCGTTGCGCAGGCGGCCAAGCTTGCGGGCGACTTCGGCCTGCACCTGCTGGGTGGCTGACTCGGACCCGAAGTCGCGGACCTGCTGGATTTCCGAGGCCCAGATCACGTCCTGCTTCTTGAACTGGCGGCAGACGAAAGCCCGCACATCCCGGCGTTCGGGTGTCTGCTGGTCATAGGCGGAACCGCGTTCAGAAAACGGGATCAGCGACAGCGTGCCGTCGCGGCTTTCGATGACCACGGTGCGCGAGCGGACGCCGCGTGGCCCGAACAGGCCCGACCCGGACAGGGTGGCGGGCTTGTAGGGGATGTTTTCCAACGCGCGGGTGAGTTCGATGATCGAGAAGGCATCGCCTTCGAAAATATCCATGGTGGCCATGGGGTGCCTCCTGATTTGAGGGGGTGAACGTCCGGATCAGCGGACGAGGATGCCGAGGGTCAGCAGGGCGGCATGCGCGGCGGCGATCTGCGGTGCAGTGGGCGTGCCGGGGATGCTGATCTCGTATTGGTTGACGATGGCGGGGCCGCGGATCAGCACGACAGCATTCTTGTCGCCGCCGCTGGCATCGACGCTGTCCCAGAGGATGGCGGCTGCCGTCTGGGTGCCGTTCGCAGCGGCGGGATCGTGGGCCGCGTATTTGCCCGAGGCGGTGATCTTGCCCAGAATGGTGCCGGGCTGGAGGTTGCCGGAGGCCAATATGACCGTGCTGCGGCAATAGTCGCGCAGCGCTTCCCAGACGAGGAAGCCCCCCGCGTGGCGGGTTTCAGTAAGCGTGGTCATGGATCTATCCTTTCAGGCGGAAGGTGCGGGCGATGACATCGCCCCAAGGGCGCGCGCCAGACGGGCGGCCGGGTTGCGGATGGGCGGCGGAGATGTCGGGCGCGGCTTCGGCGCGGGTGGCCAGCAGGGCGGCGCGGGCTTCGTCAAGGCCGGTGTCGCGCTCGAGGAACCGATCTGCCATCTGCGGCTGCCCGGCAAGGCGGCAGAGATCAACGACGGCGCGGGCGTGGGTCAGAGCTTCGGCGCGGATGTTTGCAGCGATGGCCCTCACGGCATCCGTTTCTATAATTGGCGCATCTATATCTGCGGAAGGATCAGGGTCGGCAGGCGGACTCTCGGGCGCAAGGGCGCCAACGCCCTCGGCATCAATGGCAGACTCGTCACCTGCCTCGCAGGCGGCCGCTGCCTCACCGCCCGAATGATCGCCGTCGTCCACATCGACAAGAGCCTCGGCAAGCACGGGCGGCGCATTCCGGAACCGACAGACATCGAACCGCGCAGCAATCCGAACCGGTTCGGCGATGCGATCAGCAAAGCCAAGATCCAGGGCGTCCTTGGCATCAAGCCAGGTTTCCGCTGCCATTAACGGAGCGATTTCTTCCTGTGATCGCCCGGATTTGGCGGCATAGCCCTGCAGCAGGCTGCCCTTGATCTTGTCTAGCGCCTCGGCCATCGCGCGCATGTCGATGGCGGTTCCCATGACCATTCCGGCTGGATCGTGGATCATAAGGAAAGCATTCTCCGGCATGACGATCTCGTCGCCCGCCATCGCGATGTAGGACGCAGCCGAGGCGGCGATGCCGTCGATCCAGACCGTAACAGTGCCAGTGTGGCGCTTGATGGCGTTGTAGATCGCCACCGCATCGAAGACCGACCCGCCGGGGCTGTTCAGCCGCATGGCCAGCGGCGTGGCATCCGGCAGTGCTGCCAGTTCCGCCAGAAACCCCTTGGCCGAGACGCCGTAGGCCCCGATCTCGTCATAGATCACCACCTCCGCGCCGGTGCTTTGGGCGCGGATCGTGTACCAGCTGTTCATCGGCTTACGCCTCCTGTTCTGTCTCGGTTTCCGGCTTGCGGGTCGGTGTGGCCCGCGCCCCCTGTGTCTCGCCCGGGATGGTGCGGTAGTGCAGGCCCAGTTCCGCCGCCCGCTTGGCATCCGCCGCATTCTCGCGGTCGATTTCCTCGACGTCGTAGCCGGTGGCCTCGACCACCTTGCGCCGCGAGATGATCCCGGCCTCCATCGCCAGCACCTGCGCCTGGATGTCCTTCAAGGGATCGACCCAATCCCAACGCGGCGGGATCCAGTTCACCGGGCGATAGCGCGACGGCGAGCGGGCGAAGTCCGGCAGGTCCAGCGCTCCCGACAGCACCGCCGTTTCCAGCCAGCGCGCCCAGACCGGACGGCACAGCTGATGCGCGACCACCCCGTGCTGCAACTGCTCCACTCTGCGGCGGAACTCGACCAGTTCGGCGCGCAAGGACGAATAGTTGGCCTGCCGCACATCGCCGGTCACCAGATGATAGGGCAGACCCAGCGAGGCCGAGACCGACAGCAGCGTCCGGTACTGGAACGCCTCGTAGCCGCCACCAACATCGGCGGGGCTGGAGAACTTGACGTCTTCCCCCGGCAGCAGCACCTGCAAGGTGCCCGGCTCCAGACTGACGGTAGCACCACTCTCGTCGGTCGCCTCGATCTCGCCCATCAGCTGTTCTTCGGGCGCGGTCTTGGTGATGAAGCCCGCAAACATCGCCGCTGTCTTTTTCCGGTCAAGTTCGGCGTCGTCGTATTGGTCGAGCAGAAATAACCGCACCATGGCGGGCGCCACATGCGGCAGGCCCCGGATCTGGCCCGCATCAATCGGGCGGTAAATGTGCAGAACGTCCCCTGCCGAGACGCGGACCGTTTCTGGCGTGACCATGCCCTGATCAGTGCTGTCGCCGGGATGGCGGCGGCGAAAGTGGTAGGCAACGCGGCGGCCAATGGCATCGAACTCAATGCCGCAGCGGATGCGATTGCCGTTGGCGGCAACCTCGGTCTTCTCGAAGGGCAGCATCTCCGATTGCAGCAGTTGCAGCTGGATCGGCACCAGCAGACCGTCGTCCGCCCGACGCGGCCGCAGCCGGACAAAGCATTCGCCCGCCACGAACATCTCCCGCGCCACCATGGCCTGCAGACCGTAGAAATCGGTCAACCTGTCCGCATCAGCCTCGTCGGTCCAGGCGAGCCAGAGCCGCTGCACGCGGTCGCGCAAGGCCGGATCCTCGATCAGCGACGACGGTTTGATCCCGTCACCGACGAGGTTCGACGCAAAGGCCTCACAGGCGTTGGCGGCATAACCGTTGCTCACCACCAACTCCCGCGACCGCGCCAGCAAACGCGGTCCGCCTGAGGCGATCAGCGAGTTGATGTTTTCCAATGGCGGCTGCCAGCCCCGCAACCGGCGCTGCGACATCGCCCCTTCCAGTCGCGCGCGCACAGCAACAGGGCCGCCGGTTCCCCGGCGGCGAAAAGCGTCAAGCCAGCCCATTCGCTAAAGCCCCTTGGAGGTGATCACGCGCACCTGCCGGACGATCTTTCGCCCCTCAGCAGTCGCGATCTCACGGTCCAGCACCTCGATGGCCCGGTCGATCTCGGCAAGGCTGCGGTAGTCCACGGTT